ATCCAAGAAAGGTAAGAGTGATATGAAGAACTGTCCAAGCGTGGCACGTAAAATGGGAAAGGGTGCAAGGGCACGCCTTAAGGCTAAAGCCAAAGAAATGACGCCTGACGAAAAATTGCAAGAAGAATTAACGAGATGCAATCCAATCTCTGTGGAGATAATATAAATAGTATTGTAGGAATAACAAAGGAGAAATAAGATGAAAGGTTGTGCCAGCGTAGACGATGGTTGGATTTATGGGCCATTGAAGAGTGAAAAGGAAAAGACTCATCCCTGTATAGTGCCATTTGTAGAGTTATCAACAGAACAGAAGGCTAAGGATTATATCTTTAGACAGATAGTCCATAGCTTAAAGGGGGAATGATGTACACAACCAGTTGCAACTTGGCTGATATGGGTGTCACTACTACTGCTAGTTCATCTCTAATGTACCCGGGACAGGTGATGTGGGTTGATAACCAAGTTCTTGCCCCAATGCCTGAAAGTCTAACGCCAGTAAAGAAGCATTTCTACGATGAACTAAGGGATGAGGTAGATGAATGGTTGAAAGTAGCGTAGAGGTACTAAAGAATGCCAAATAAGGGCATTCAGAAAGGAGATGGATGGAAGATAAACCAATAGATATGCAGCATGAAGAAGAAATGGCGAAACAAGCAGGCGCTTGTATGCGTGCTACGGGTATTATGAGGATAGAAAAGGGTGTTAATACAATACTCAGCATATTAACCAAACCATATGGAAAGGAAAGATAATGGCACAATATGAAATTAAGGATGAGGTAAAGCAGTTTCTATTAGCAATATTAAGCAGATGTGACATCAAAGGCGCAGATGCACCGATGTTGGTACAGGCAGCACAGGAGTTACAGTCTCCAGTACCACCTCTAGCACCTAAAGCTGATGATAAGACTGCTAATAAAACAGGTAATAAATAATGGAGCATCTAAGCAAAGTAGGTAGCAAGATAGACCGAGGTATTGCTATCCTAGTTTACGGGGACCCTGGCGTTGGTAAAACAACGCTGGGTTCCACTCTCCCTGTAGGAGAAACTATGATAGTCAATACGGAAGCAGGGCTTGGACCTCTCTTAGGTACAGACCATATGATGTTCAATCTTAATGGCGTAGATAACCCAATAAAGACCACTGAGGACCTATACCAGTACTTGAGGACACAGAAACATCCCTTTAAGTATGTGGTGTTTGACAATATCAGTGAGTTTGAACAGCAGTTGGTGTTGTATTATACCAAAAAGAGAGGTAAAGAGACGCCTGAGTTGAGGGAACACGGAGATACTTCCTTTAAGATGAAGGAATTTATGCACCAGTTTAGGGATTTGGTGTACGTTGGTATAACTGTGGTCTTTAACGCTTGGGAGTTTCCATTAGAGATAACTAATGACAACGGTAGGGTAATCACTAAGACCTTTCCGAAAGTGGGTAAGAAGTTAGCGCCAATCATATGCGGCATAGTAGATGTCGTAGGGCACCTTGAAGTGCACGAGAAGAGCGGTAAGCGTTGGCTTAGGATAGGGCCAAGTGACCAGTACATAACCAAAACGCAGTTCAAGGGGCTGGATGCCGGTGAGGTGGCTGATTTACCCACGATACTTGAGAAGTTATATGCTTATAACTATGAAGTTAAAAAGAAGGAGGCAAAATGAGCAGTATTGATTGGAAGAAAGAGTCAAGTGGAGGAGATAGAACAATCTACCCAACAGGCACATACAAGGTTATGATTACTGGCTGGCAGGATTGTGAGTCAAAGAAGGGAACGCCGCAGATACGTTGGTTTGCAGATGTGGTTGAACCAGATCAATATAAGGGGAAGACTATCGTTGACCACACGGCATTGAGTTCCAGCGCGCTGTGGAGAATAGCTAATATGGTACAGGCGTGTGGTGTTGACCTGTCCAACGCTCCAACAACAGAGCTTCTATCGGATGCTTTCAAGAGAATCCTTGATTTATGCGTGAATAGGACTACTTATTGGAGGTTGAAGTTAGATGAGGAATACAACAACAATAAGATTGAGGAATATATTCTAGATGACAAGCAGGATACGATTGAGCCAACGGAGGAAGAAACAGATCCAGAATGTCCGTTCCCACCAACACCAGAATAACCCATATGAATCTGGTAGCTTAATGTCAAAGCGCAATCCTGTCGTAGGTGCGAGTTGCAGGTTAAAATCCTGTCCAGATTCAATAATTGCAGAGGAGTAAAGGGACTAAGATGACGTATCATATGTGGCGCAAACACGTACTTAAGCGAGATGAGTGTGATAATCCATACGGTGACACTTTAGAATGTCATCATATATTATCTTATAAAGATTACGAAGGCTTGCGCCTTAATGTTAATAACGGCATTACTTTATGTAAAGAATGCCATAAAGGATATCACAATGCCAAAAGGTAGAATGCTTAATAAGAAGATAAGCTATGATGAGAATGTTTCTCATATGAGCGTTGAGTCTACCCTAATTTATACTTGGTGCATTGCCCATTTGGATGTAGACGGTCGCCTATATGGTGACCCCTACATCCTAAAGGGGTTGATAGTGCCTTACATAGATACAATTACACCAGAGATAATAGGCAAAGCCATAGAGGAAATGTCATTACACGGATTAGTTGTAATTTATGGGAATAGCCGTAAGTATCTATGGTTTTTAGGGTTTACAAAGAATCAAAAGATAAATCCAGAAAGAGAGGGCAAATCAGAAATACCACCTCCACCTGATGAACTCCTGATTAGATCTGGAGTCAATCTAGAGTTACTCGCTGTTAAGGAAAGTAAAGTAAAGGAAAGTAAAGAGAAGTTAAGTAAAGAGTCAACAATCTTCACAGAACTATGGAATTCAACAGGTCTACCTAAAGTGCAACATCTATCAGAAGCAAGAAAGGACAAACTAAGGCAACGCTTGGAATCTAAACACTTCCGAGACAACTATCAAGAGGCCATAAAGAAACTCTCCCATAGTAGCTTTGCTTTAGGGAAGAATGACCGGGGCTGGAAAGCTTCCATAGATTGGTTTCTTTCCAACGATACTAACTATATCAAAGCCATGGAAGGTAAGTATGATAATAAGGGTTCTTCACTGGTTGAAAAATACAGGAGGTTGTGATGCAGATTGACTTTAAACAGTTCATACCAGATTTAGAGCTTAGCGCACGTTGTCGGGCTGCCTTTGCCAACGCTGAGGAAGAAGAAAGGTCTGCGATCATAGCTGAAATAGCTATGGAGTCCATAGATGAGTTGGCTTATCAACCTGAGCCAACGATGCCATACCTGCTAAAGGAGTTTTATCTGGATAAGCAGTCAAGCCGTTGGAGTGATATGACCAAGGAAGAAAAAGGGGATGCTACCAAAGCTGTTAACCGGGATGATAATGTTAAGGAATACCTAGACAATAAGTTAGTTACTATATCTAACAACCTTTCCAATGTCGTTGCGCTAGAGAGGTACATATCAATATGGTTGGATTGGGAGGAAGCAGACTACGGGACTAAATGTTGGAAAGTATATGCTAAGTACCCTATCATAATGGAAGTAAATAACAAAGTGATATGGAGAAGAAAGGAGAACTTCGTTGGCGCCTAAAGGATTTTCCGAAGAGGTAAGAAAAGAGATCTGCGAAGCTCAACGTTGGGTATGCTTCTTGTGCCTGAACAGGATAGATGACTTCCATCACAAGTTGTCCAACACCAATGCTAACAGAAAACTCTTCCCGCGTTTCTTAAACAGCCCATTCAATTGTGTTGGGTTATGCCGAGGCTGCCACCAGGATGCCGACATTCACCAGCTGATGAGGATTGGTATTCCGTTGGCTGCGGTGTATGAGCATTGGTTGGAGGAGAAATGAAAGGAAGAGACAAGGAGTATAAATGTATTTACTGTGGAAAGTTTATTTCCTATAAGGATATACCTGATGAAGTACGTGTGGAGTTTGTTCCGGATACTTATAGGTCTGCAGAATCAACTTTTATGTGGCATAAGAAGTGTAAAAGTAAGGAGTTTGCTTGTGGTATTAATCCAT